GCGTCGCCGTATCTCGATACAGGCAGACCCGCCGGCAGATCTCGGTTGATGCTGTCCATCGGGAACTTGGCGGGTGCAGGTCTGGCTGCGACCGTCAGAGGCGCCAGCTTCTCGAGGTCGAACGGCGTGAGATTGCCGAGAGTGACGTAGATGAGCCCGGCCTTGTTCTTCTCTTTGAGCTCGTCGAGATTCGCGAGAAGAAACTCCTCGGTGATGCGCAGCGGCCTGCCGCGAACCAGACGATGCTGGCCACTGAACAGATACTGCTTCATGCCGCGATGGGTAGCGTTGGCCGCACGCGCGGTGCGGTTGCTGCGACTTCTGCTTGCGTTGTGAATCAGGTAATCCATGGTGCCTCCAGTCTATCTTGGTGCGGGCACACACCGAAGTGCCCGACGGCGAAGTTACAGTTCACACAAAGTACACGATACCCTGGCGGCCAGCCACGCTGGCGTAGCCAGACGTACAAGTTCTTCGCCTTCGGTTCTTCTCGTCTGTGCTCAGCGCCGTTGCCATCGATGTGATCGAGCTGAAGACATTCGATGTGATCCTCCCCGCAGCAAACGCAGCTCGGACCGCCGTAGGCGTTGAGCGCCTCGAGCTTCAAGTGTTGGAAGTACGCACGCTTCGCCCACTTCAGTTCTGAGTCCACAGGATACAAAGCCGGTCTACCTGCGCGACACACCTGCGTCAGCGTTCCGTGAGGGCAGTACCCATGATGACCAAGAGTGAAATTGCAGGTCATGCACAGCACGCGGTAACCGGCAGGGAAGCCGTTTCGCTTGAGCCAGCAGTACAGCGCCGAGCCCTTCCTCGGTCCTTCACCTGACCAACCATCGATGTGGTCGATGGACAGGAAAGCGACCTCGGTCTCTCCACAGCAGGCACATTTCCCACCGTACGCACGCAAGACTTCTTCCTGCACGCGTTGATTGCGCCGTGTGACCCTTGCTCGGACCGATGGCTTCTTGCCTTCTGCCTTCGCTTGATCCAAGCAGCGCTCACACAACTTTCCGTCAGGACGAGCGTCGTTCGAACAGTCGCGCCTGGAGCACTGGCCAAGCCTCTTCTCCACGGCACGGTCAGCCTTGTACTGACGCATGTACGCAAGATGATGCTCACACTTCTTGTGCGTGCCATCCGTCTTGTTGCTGCAGGTCGGCACCGAACACAATCCCTCCTGCTTGGAAGAGACACGTGTGCGGGCGTACTCGCGGCCGTAGCCGCGATTGTATTGCTTGCGCTGGATGGGATCTTTGATTGGCAAGACGGACCTCCGTGGGAATCAGATTCCCACAGAAGCCACGTGTTGTCAATATTGTGTAATCTGAGGAAACTTGAGCCCGGCGTCTACACGGTTGTTGACTGCGCCGATCTCTTCCTCGGACACCGGGATGAAGTTCGCCAGCAGCGAGTCGGCGTTCGTCGCCGGGTTCGCGTCGCCCGAGTACAGCTCGAGCTTGCGGATCGCGGCGATGTTGATGACGCCCATGCCGATGTCTTCCCAGGCCTGGAACGTGATCACGTTGGCGATCTTGTCGATGTAGAACTTCGTGCTGTTGAGCACGAAGAACTTCCCGAAGAACTCCGGCTTCGTGAACACGTAGATGTTGCCCGGCCGGAGGATGTCCGTCTTGATCGTGCGGATGTACGCACGGCCGAGGATGGTGTTGTACTTGTAGCCGTCGACCGCCGTCTCCGACTGGAGCCGGTCGCCGTAGTCTTCCACCGTCCACTGCAGGAGGTCGTCCCAGTCGACTTCCGTCATGAGCAGGCGCTCGCTCTTCAGGCGGTTGCCGTCGAGCATCTTGAAGAGGTTGACCAGGTCGGGGCGCTGCACCGGGCGAACGACTTCATCGTCGACCGTGGCCGTACGCGCGAGCTCGCCCTTGCGGATCGAGAACTCGACGCAGCCAGGTCCACCGACGGCCAACGCGGTGTAGTTGAGCATGGTCGGAGTGCCGCCGTTGGCCTCGACCTGAAGCGCCTGCACGGCCGCCTCGATGTGGATCGTGAACTCGCGGTCCTCGATCTCCTGGATGTCCTTCACCGAGTTGTCCTCGATGATCTTGGTGATCGGCATCTCGTACGCCAACAGCTCCTGCTCGGTCTTCTGGAAGACTTCGGAGGCGATGGTGTAGAAGGCGATCTCGGCCTTGGGTCCACGAATGAACCGGGCGGTGGGCTGGCCACGGAACGTGATCGACATCGCGCGGCTGCGCGGCTCGACGTCCACGATCTTGACCAGGGTGTCGTGGTTGACTGACCGCTGACAGTCCGCTCGGGTGACCTGCTCCGGCGGCAGGATCTTGCGAGCGAAGCTGACCTCACGGAGACGGTCGCGGATGTACGACCCACCGTAAGCAGCGATCTTTTCTTTGCCTTCGGCGGAGCCGAGCTTCGCCGTGAAGAGCTCATTGAGTGCGCGTGCGGGTACCATGTTCGTTCTTCCTTCCCCGGCGGATTACGCCGCACCGTTCTGGACTGCCCAGCCGGAGATGAACCGGAGCTTGCCGCTGTTGGCACCCGGCAGCCTGGTGACGTAGCCCACGATGGGAGCGTTGTCGGCGTAAGCCGAGCCCACGAGGCCGGTGAAGTTGCGCACACCGACGCCGGCGAGGGTCGCGGTGATGGTGGCGACCTTGACCGGCTGAAGCAGCGTGGTCATGGCGGCGCCTGCGCCGATGGCGACGGTCGCGTCGTAGATGCGGGTGTCGAACTCGTACTGGCCGAGGAAGAGCACGGGCATCTTCTTCTCTGCGATGGCCTGCACGTCATAACGTCCACGCTCTGCGAAGAGCGGGAAGGACACCACCGTCGCGGCCGTACCCGGCGCGCCGATGGCGGTAGCCCTGACCAACTTGCCGAACGTAGGTCCGCCGGTGTTGTCCAGGGTCATCCACTCGCCGTCGACCAGGGCAACCGCATTGATCGGGTTGACCAGGGTCGGGTCGGCAAGCATGAAGTCACGCCGGTGAACCGGATTGATGTCCGATACCGGCTCGAAGTTGATCTTCTGCACAGTCGACATGAGTCTGCTCCTCTTCTTCCAATCGGGGGCCGGCGATCAGCCGATCCCTCCGACGAGGTACTGCGTCAACGGGTCTGCCCCAGGTCCGGCAGCCACGCGGTCATCGTTGGTCAGCTGGGCGAACTTCCTGCCCATATCTGGTCCAACGTAATCGACCGCGCGCTCGATGTTCTCGAGCTGACCCTGCTCTGCGGCCTTCTCCATGCGCTCGACGAGCACATCGAAGGGTGTGTCCATTTCGATGCCCTTGTCGTGCATCGCATGGGCGACCTTCTCCGCCTCGTCTCGGCGGATACGGACCTGAGCTTCCTTCATCCAAAAGTCTCGGTCTACCGTGAGATTCCGGATGACCTCGGGGATGTGCCCGAGAAGCTCGACGATCTGCTCTGCACTCACCTTGTCCATGTCCGCCTCACTTGTTCGCGGCTGCAGCGATTGACTCGAGAAGCGCTCGAGCGCGTGACACCTGCATAGCCGCGTCAGCGGAAGACATCTTCACGCCAGCGTCGCCGGTGTGAGAGAATGCCTGCTGCAGGGTGTTGTCGTGCGAAGACGAGAGTGCAGGCTCACTCACGTACGCCGACATGTCGCGCTTCGGTTCAGCCTTCGCCTGTTGCTTGGTGTAATTGATGGCCGACTCGTTGGAGCCAACCATCGCGGAACCATTCGGGGTGGGCGGAGTGCCTTCCCCAGATTGGGTTGCGTTCGGGGGAACGGCGGGGCCGGCGGAGATGTGCGCCGGGTTGATGGCGTCTTCCGCCTGCTTGATGGTCGCAAGGAACGCGGCGACGATGGGTGGAATCGCCGAGCTTTCCTTGTCACGCGTGGGACTGTAGCGAGCCTGGTTGATCTCGCCGCCGAGAACATGTCCCAGAGCCCCGCCGCCCATCATTCCTGCCAAAGCGCCGCCCGTAGACGCTAGCCCCGCGTAGGGTGTGCCCTTCGTAAGATGGTAGGCGCCAAGGCCACCGCCAAGACCACCTGCCAGCATTCCTGCCCCCTGGCCCTTCATGGCGCCAGACGCTCGAGCTTCCAGCATGCGCTTGTACTCTTCGGACGCGACGTCGTGCTGAGCTCCGGCGAGATCTTCTCCGGCGTGCTGACCGGCGACATGTCCGAGCAAATCGCCGCCAACAGCACCAATCAGACCACCAGTCGCCGCGCCAGCGCCTGCGCCCTCACCAGTGTAGTGCCCGGCCAGTGCACCGATACCGGCACCAGCCAGACCACCGCCCACCATACCTGCCGCACCCAGAGTGTTTCCACCCATATTGCGACCGGCATGCATGGCGAGCTCACGCCCCTTCATGCCCAAGAACTCCGGGTCGCCTTCCGGCGTACCGGCCATCTTCTTGAGCACCTCAAGGTTCCCGGCGTACACCGCTTCAGCAGTCTTGCCCTTACCCGACGGCATCGCGGTGGTCTGCTCGCCAGTTCCACCAGGAGGGTTATTGATGGTGTTCTCCAGCTGCGTCGAAGGACCAGCCGCCGTCGACTTCTGGGTCCCAGTCGAGGTCGGAGGGGTGTTGGCTGGAGTCGCCTTGCCCTGCGCGCCCGGTCCCGGAGGCGTTCCGCCAACGTTGGACTCGAGGACCTTCGTAGCGCCAGGACCCTTGCCTGGCTCCACCGTGGTTTCGGTCATGTGAGGAGGCGGCGCCTGGGGCGCGGCCATCTTCGAGATGTACGGAAGAACGAACTCCACCGCACTGGCCAGCTTCATCGCGTACTCGGTCGTAACCTCGTTCGCAGAACCGGTCTTCGCGCAGGAGTCTTTCTCCTTCTTCTTCTTGTCGTCGGCGCATTCGCCCTCGCATCCCTCAGTGGCCACCTTCATCTGATGCGCGGCCTCCTTGGCGATGCGAGCACGATCCATTGCACTGGCCTGCGCCTGCTTGACGAGATCCTGAAGCAGGAATCGAGGTGTCGTGTTCATGGCTGTGTACCCGTCTTGGATGTGGGCTGTCTTAGGAAGCAACGAGGCCACTGGAGGAGGCCACGCCTTCTGCGACCCAGCGCCGGCGTCCGCATTCACGGGCTCCGGCTGCATGGGAGGTTGTAGTGGGAAGGGCGGCGTCACTTGGTTCACCGGAGGGGGCACGGACACACCAACAGAACCACCTGCGGCGATCTTCTGTTGTTGTGTGTGACCCATGATGAAAACCATCGTACGTGAAATCGTTCCTACCTCAAACAGGCCGACTTGTTGTTCAGCCTTCCCACTTGATGGGGTAGCCAGCCAGTTCGAGAAGTTCGAGCGAACGAATGTCGAGAGCAGCCTCGACGTTCGGTGCGGACGCGACCTTCACGGACTCCTTCGCGCCGAGAGTGAGCACCGCATTGAGGCGGTCGACGGCTTCGTCGACGTTCCAGTACTGGGACGACGCGATCTTCTGGACGGCGGTCTGGGCAGCCTTGACGTCGAACTCGGAGACGGAAGCCTTCTTCTCTTCCTTCTCTTCCTTCTTCTCACTGGCGGCCGACATCAGACGGTCGCGCAGAGACTCTCCGCCCTTCTCGTCCTTCTTGTCGTCCTTGTCGCCGTCGCCGTCCTTCTTCGGAGGGAACTCGGCGGCCTTCTCGGCCTCCGCTCGCTTGGCGGCAGCGATCTTCTCGGACTCGTCGTACATGGAGTGCGCGATGACACGACCCAGGAAGTCGGCTTCCGCGATCTTGGCCATGGCCTCCTTCTTCTGGAGGAACTCGGCCTCGGCGAGCTTGGACGCCGCTGCTTCCTTCGCGATGCTGTCATCCTTCTTCTCTGCGACCGCCGCCGTCTTGGGCTGCTCGGCCGGAGCGGCCTGCGCGGCTTCAGCTTCCTTGGCGAACACCTGGCCCCAGAGCCAGTTGATCTGGTCCTGGTTGAGGGCCTGGAGATCGATACCGTTGGAGGCAGCCGTCTTCGCGAAGAAGTCGATCTGCTGCGCGTGTGCAATCTCTTCCGCCGTGGGCTGGGGTGCCGTGCCGTAGTAGGCAGAGAGGAACTCGTTCATTCCCTGGGACATTGGTCATTCTCCTCAAGTTGTTGTGATCGCGTGTTCCTCAAGGGGTGTCCCCTCTCCACGCAGGCTCATGGCGCCTCATCGTTACCAGAAACTGCGACCTCGTTCCAGAACGCGTCATGCAGATAGGTCACAGCCAGTGGCGTGAACACGTCATCAGCCGATGCGGCGGCTACCTTACGCAGGTCGTCAGACGGATCTGTCGCGTCAGTGATCAGAGGCTGTGCGTGTGCGACAAGTTCCATCAACGAATCCCGGTAGCCGTTGTATGCAGACCCTATCTTATGCAACAGCGCCAAGTCCTGGGAAGAGGTCTTGATTTTCTTGTCGTCGTTGTTCTTCGGACTCGACATCACAAGTCTGTGCTCGAGCGCGGGACCGAGAGCAGAACGCCCCTCAAAGAAGGGTTTCAGCAGCGACGCCAGCATCTTCGAGAAGAACTCCGGACCCATCGGAAGACGAGTCTTCTCGTCAGTCTTCGGGAACGTGATGTTCTTCTTGTCGAAGTCGTCAGCCAGATCCTTGCGCCCGATCTGAACCAGCACCACCCGCTGGAACTCTCTCGGACGAAGGACCATTCCAAGGCCACCGGTGGTCGACAAGATCTTCTCCAGAGGAGAACCTGACGCCATGTCGTCGAGCAGGTCCTTCGGCAGGTCCTTCTCGTTGGTCGTAGCCAGCACAACAGCCTTGCCGTTGAACTGGTCCGGGACGACGTCCTTGGTGATCTCGCTCTCTTTGAACTTGGCGCTCTTGCCGAGGAACGCCATCTTGAACCACATGTCCTCCGCCGACGCCGCCTTCTCGAGCTGCTCTCTGGTGGAGCTCTCCTGATGCCACAGGTCCATGTACCCCATGTCCTCGGCGATCTTGGCGGACGGGATGGAGTAGACGACGCCGCCTTCGGCGATCTTGAGCATCATCTTGGCCGTCTTGTCGGCACCGATGAAGACGAAGCTGATGTCGAAGAACTTCGGGTAGTCGTTGTAGACCCACACCTTCCGGCCGTCAGAAAGGATGCGGCTCATCTGCTTGGCCGCGTGGTCACAGTAGTCAGCCCTGGTGATACTCAGACCACGGATGCCCTTGCCGTTCTTCTCCTTGAGCTTCTTGTGGAACTCGAGGATGGCCTGCCCAGGATGCCGATGCCGGCTCTTGTCGAAGGTGGCTTCTGCTTCTCGGTAGAGCTTCCAGTCGAGGCAGATGCTGCAGGTGTCGAACGGAACCTTGCAGCCCATACTGACGTCCGGGAACTGACCTGCCTTGATCCGGTCCCACACAGGCACGCCGCCGAACTCTTCACACTTGGACTTGTCCACCCGACAAACCAACTCGACCCGGTGCATGTGCGCGTTCCAGGCGGCGAGCTCTACCTCACCGAACGCCCGCTTCGAGTCCTTGTTCCGATGGTGAGCGAACGGGTACGCGTCGTAGAAGGTCGGGAAACCGTACGCCCACTCCTTGCCTTTGACCTTGTCGATGACCGGGTCGTCTCTCCAGTCATCGGGCTTGTGGATGAGACTGGTCTCTGTGAACGCGTCGCCGTTGATGTTCGACCCGTAGAACTCGGTTGCGCCCATGGCGTTGACCAGGACGTAGCTCGAGCTGTTCGATGGGTTGAGGTTCTCGATGTACTGAACGACTGGAGGTAGAAGCTGCGCGGCAGCCGTCTTCTCGAAGTAGGAGTCAGCCGGCCCAAACAGAGGGATGACTCTGGGGCCGAACTGATCCTCCCCAAGGAAGTGGCTGACCTTGATCACGGCCTGTTCTTCTTGCCGCCTGAAGGACCAAACCAACCAGGATCGTTGGGCGACTGCGACGAACGCATGTATTCGAGCGCCCTCTGATTCTTCAGATTAGCCAGTTCGTCGGCTACGCCGGGTGGCCCCTTCTTCCCGGAAAACGGACCAGGAAAGTCCGCCTTCATGTGGCCAGCTGCAGCTTCACGTCCGGACTTCCCCACGTCATTCATGAACTGCCCCTGGCTGCTGGGCACCGAGTTCATGGCGTCAGTCAGGAACCCGCCGGCGGACATCGGGCTGTCCATCATCTTGCGCATGTACGTCCCGGCGACGATTGGGTCCGCCGCGTACGCCTGGTTTGCCCGACGCAGCGACGTGTACATCTGGTTGAACATCTTCGGATCCTGCTGGTGGAACTGATGCAGGTCCGGGTTCACATCCATCATGCCCCGGAAGTCCCGACCCTTGGTCGCGGCGCTGTGCAACGCGCTGACGCCCATAGCAGCGCCGCCGATAGCAGCCGTGGTCAGAGCAGTGGCGCCGCCTACAGCCAGCGCGTTTCCGAAACGGCTACCGGTGTCTCCGAAGAAGCCAGCTTCCTTCTCGGTGCCGTACTCCTCGAAGAACTCTTCCAGTGGGTTCATTGGAAACCTCCACCACCACCCATGAGCTGGTACTCCTTGTTGTAGTACTCCTGTGTGCCCGGGGTGATCTCCTTGGCCAACTGCGTGCCCTTCTGCCAAGCCGGGTTGTACTTCAGCGTCCTGCGGTACGCTTCGTTGCCCGCGACACCCACACCAGCAAGCGCGGCACCCTGCCCCGCCAACCGGGTCAACTTGGAGTTAGGGTTGGCACCCAGAAACTCACCGACCGCTTGCCCTGCGTTCCCCGCGTGGTGCATCACTTCGCTACCAGCACCACGAAGCGCGCCGCCTACCTCTCCCGCTAGGCCAGCTGCCTTGAGAAAGGAGTTCAGGTCGCCCACAGCGTTGCCTACCTCCTCTCGCATCTCGCGGGAGGCAGCCAGCTTCGACAGCACGTCGCAGTACTGAATGAAGTTCTCGACCAGCGGGTGCTCTGGGTTGGGCATCCGGTGCTCGGCGAACTTCTGCAACGAAGCGACCATCTCCTCCCCCGTGAAGACGCCGTTCTCCACCAGCCGGCTGAGCATCCCCTCCATGGCGGTCTTCACGAAGATCTGGTCCGGCGCCACGCCATTCCAGATGTGAACGATCTCGGCCAACGAGTGCCCGCTCAAGGCCGCCTGCTTCACCTGTCCGAACAGATGCTGCGACAGGTCCTGGAACTCGACCTCGAGACTGCCGATCTGGGAGACGAGGTTGTCGTGCTCACATGACAGCTTGTCGCGCAGGTCCATCACGCCGCCCATCGGGTTGACCTCTGGGTACTCCCCACCGGACGTTGCGAACATCTGGTCGAACTCGCGGGACACAGAAGCCGACGCGTTCTTCTCGCCAGACGGGGGCGTGTCGTAGTCGCTGCTGTGATGGTCGACCTTCATGCTCCCACCGCCGTTGTTCATCTCTTTGAGTACGTAGGATGGGTCCGCCGGTCCGCCATCGAAGTTGATGACCTTGCTCGAGGACTCCTTCTTGAACTCACGGTTGTAGACCTCGATGTTGGTGAACTCGATCACCCGCTTCACCTGCTCCGTGTTGAGACCTGCACTCTTGATCGTCTGCACGACCGCATCACTGAGATCCTTCGCCCGACCTTCAGCCCAAGCATCAGCTGCTTGCTTGCTGAACACCTCGAGGTCAGAACCACCAGACTTATCCGGACCGCGCATCTTCAGAAGCGCCTGAATGAGATCATCGCTCATCGCGTACTCCTTGTTCAGGGAGTATCATGCCAGAGAGAACAATGGGAAGCCAAGACACCGTCACGACACGTGAAGCAGCAATCATTCTTGGTGCGTCTCCGTCACTTGTGCTGATGCTAGCAGAGTCCGGTCAGCTCACGCGACTCACCAAGAAGAACAGGCCCGCTCTGTTTCTGGAGGCAGATGTCCGAGCACTGGCTGGAGAAAGAAAACAAGCCAGACGAGCCAGCGTCACAGCACTTCAAGCGTTGGCTCTGGCCAGACAATCCGTGCGAGAGCTCAAGGAGATCAAGATGCTGCTGTGTCTGGACACAGTCGATCTCAAGGTAGACAAGAACGACGTGGTCCAGTTGTTCGTGCAGGTAGAAAGCATCTGTGCGAGCGGCAGCGTCGACCTGCTCGAGGCCGACCGATGGATGAGAACTCTGCTGGTCATCGACGAGTCGTATCTGGATGTGGTGGCGCGCTGCACAGGCGAACCCGAGCCCTGGGCACCCTACCTGAAACTGGCGCAGCTTCTGTATGAGGCCACCGTGGGCAAGGAGCGGGCCAAGGCTGACTACACCAGGCGCAGTCTTCGCAACGTCTCCTTTATGTACGCTCGTCGAAAGTTGGGCGTGGCCAAGGCCAATCTGCGCTTCCAGGACGGGAGCTTTTCAGACCGCTTGCTCGGGATGGTGCTATCGAACGGCTAGCCCTGGTCGAGAGGACCCCAGTCGTTGCCCGACACGCTGCCCATGTGATCGTACTCCTTCATCGGAGCGATGATGTCCGGACGCTTGTGGACGAGCATGGACGCCAGGAAGCAGAGCACGATGCTGTGGAAAGCATCGTCCGGTCGGTCCGGGCGGTGGTTGTACTGCACCATGCGAAGAGTGACGTTGTACTCGCTGAAGATGTTCAGCATGTCCTGGCCGTAGGGCTCCTTGAACTCTTCCCATCGAGGGAACTCGAGCTGACCCCGCTTGATGGCGTTGAACACGTCGCTCATGATCTCCGTGCGGTGCACCATCCATCGGCGCAGCTTGGGCTCCCAGCTCACCTTCTTCTTGGGCCGGGGCAAGTACTGGAACTTGTGCAAGCGGTTGATGCCCATCTTGCGCACCAGGAAGTCGTTGCGGTCAAAGCCGCCGCCGTAGTCAGACCCGGCCAGACGCACACCGAAAGCATGCAGGATGGAGTAGATCTTCTCGCGCTGCGGCTCAGGGTCCACGTCCTCTCCTATGAATCGATGGATGAAGAAGATGCGGAACTTGGTGCCCTCGTAGTACCCCAGGCACAGGACGGTGTAGCTATTCTCCCCAGTACCCCAATCGATACCAGCGAAGATGTCGCGCCCAAGTAGCTCCTTGCGGATGCGCTCGAGCTCGGTCGGGTGCATGGTGACTTTCGGGTTGCAGCACTCCATCACCTGCCTGGTGGTGAGCGGACGCATGCCCGAGTCGTAAGAGAGACCAAGGACCTCGTTGTAGAACTTGTCGCGCGGGTACCGACGGTAGTTCAGCAGGATCTCATCCCAGGTGACCCAGGGAACCATCAACTGCGGAATGCGGTAGCTCTCGAACGGGAACTCCCGATTGGGCCGCTTCACCGCGAAGGCCCACTGTGCGTCCGGGTGCATCGGGTTGATGATCTCGCCGCACTTCTCACAGATGAGACCCTTCTTGCCGATATTCTTCTCGCCCAGGATGTTCCAGTGCCGACCGGTCGACTTCGCGCCGCAGCGGTCGCAAGGAACCACCCACTCACCCTGCGTGGATAGGGTGCCCCTGTAGTACTCGAGAGGATTGTCCAATCCCTTGGGAGTACCGGCGTACAAGAAGGAGGACTCCTCCTGGAAGTGGGACGTGCACTGCTCGATGACTGGGATGTGGTCAGCGATGATGTCCTGCACCTCGTCGAGTAGCAGATCCTTGGCTGGGATGCCGCGTGTGCGGTCCGGGTTGAGGAAGGCGTAGCGCAGGGTGATCTTCGAGCGGTTGATGAACTGCTTCTCGAACACGTTCTGCATGAGCATCGACGTGGTCCACCGCTTCAGCACCGGGCTGGTCTCGATAGGATCCTTCAGGCGGTCGATGGAGAACGTGCGCGTCTGCGTCGACGAAGGAGACACGTACAGCGTCTTGTGATCTTGCAGCAGACACGAACGAGAGATCGCACGGTTGCCGATCATCGTCGACTTCTCGACCTGCCGACCGCAGAACAGCAAGATGCGCTTGGCTGGAGAGTTGTACGGGCGCATCAAGTGCCGGCGCTCGTCGAAGGAGAAGTTCGTGTACCCTCCGCCCTTCTTCGGCATGTAGAACGCGAACGATGTGAAGTCCGCCGGGCTGACGGGGGGTATGTCCTGGAGCTTGCCGAGGTTTCGACTGACGGAGTCGAAGTCGACGGAAGACTCGAACGGCGGCTGCCAGATGTTACCCGAGGAGGCTTCGAGGATCTCCTCGTCGGTCATCTCCTCCGGATCGATGTCTTCGTGCGCAGGAGGTGGCGGCATCCCCTCCTTGAAGTACGTCACGTTGTGGGGGACGTTGGTCCTTGTTGCGTGCGGGCGCAGTGATCCGAACATCCACAGAGGATGTACTGCAGCCGCAGCAAAAACAAGGGGATAAGAAGTATGCCTATGAGCACGTCGCGAAAGCACAATGCTCGCGAAACAAGATAGAGCACACCGCTCGGGAGAGTGACCCTGTGGCTCGTGAGGATCGCAAGGCAGGTTGTACAACTTAGCCCCGGCAAAAACAACAAGAACGCAGGCATAACAGTTATGACTAAAAAGTCTCCCGTCGGTTCGATTCCGACACGGTGTGGACCAGAGACCAGTACTTGACCATCGAGTCGCCAAAGGTACGAAACAAGTCAAAAACTACCCCCGTGTTGTGCTACTTCTTGTTTGTGTACCCGCCCAAGAAGACGAACGCTGAACAGGCTGTACGAGGCATGGTCGAGTCATTGGCCCGAGCAGGGCTGGAGGCTACCGACCTGATGCAGGATCCATCGACAGGGCAGTGGGTTGTTCGACTGTCGGCGAACCCACCGAAGAACTCCGTCGGGCATCTCGGCGCCTACGCCAAGCAGTACATGAAGGCTTGTGGTTTCGTCGTGACGACCAAGCTCACGCAGTGGCGCTTGTGGATTCGCGTCCGACCCACGGAATAAAGACTTCGGAGGTGTTCACGTGGACAAGATCGACAACGAACAGCTGAAGGCTCTGCAGGATTACTTGGACAAGACGCCGTTCCTCAAGAGAGAGGACGGCGACTACTGGGAGGAGGACGAGAACGGGGTGATGTGGCTGAAGCACAAGAACGGCGCACCTGTGCTGATGATGAGCAAGGCGGACTACGAAGAGATGAAGGCGTACAAGCCCGCCCAGCCGTACGAGCCGGTGCTGTGTACGCCCTCGCCCGACAACCCGCTGGCCAAGAGCATGAAGAAGGCGCTGGAGGGCGAATGAACAGCAAGGAGTTGAAGCTGCTGCTCTCGGCGCTGACAGAGCAGGGGTGGACGTACGAGCAGGCGGCCAGCGGGCACTACAAGATGCGATCTCCCGACCGCACGCAACCGTTGGTGTGTTCGGCGCTTGGCTCGAACGATCTGAACATCATGAAGATCGTCATTCGGGATTTGAAGCGGTCCGGCTTCATCTGGCCATGGTCGCCGAAGGCAGTAACTCGGAAGGTAGAAGAACCCAAGAAGGGCAAAACCACCATGCACGTTGTACCTCCTGTCAAAGAAGCTGAACCGCCGCAATCCTCCGATGCAGCCCATCCGGACATGGACCTATTGTTCCGGCAGCTGAAGGAGGCAAGGAACTACGCCCAGCTTGCGCGGGAGGCGCGGGATGAGGCGCGTGCAGCAGCCGCCAAGGCGGAGGAGTCTCTGCGGGGCTCCGAGAAGGAGTTGGAGATCGCCGTCGCTCAGCTCAAGAACGCCAAGCAGGCGTTCGACGAGACGTTTGGGGCGGTTGAGTAGGTGACCAGGATCCCCTTGTGGCTGTACTGGGTCGGCGCCCTGCTGCTCTACACGGCCGGTGAGGCGGTGTCGAAGAGGTGGGCGACCGACCAGTCCTGGAGCAGCGGTGGGCTGGCCTTCGTGGTCTACGCCCTGTCCACCACCTGCTGGCTCGGCATCATGGCCCACACGAACAAGTTGACCCTGATGTCGACCATCTGGGAGGTGGGCTGCATCCTACTGGCCGCCATCGTGGGAGTTGTCTTCTACGGCGAGCGGCTCACGCCCAGTCAATGGCTGGGCTTCGTGCTCGCGATCATTGCGGGCTGGCTTCTTGTGAGATGAGAGATGGGAAAGGAGGAGAGTGATGCCACGTGACCCGACGATTGTACCAATAGGGACATGCAGCGAGTGCCCCTGCTACCACACCAACTCCGTACGTTCCTGCGCGCTCGACCGTACGTTGGACTTCACTGACTTCCGTGGCTGCATACACATACACTGCCCCCTCAAGGGCAAGCCCACCATCTTGCACCACGCAGGCCACCTCGTCGCGTACGACGTCGATTGGCATATCCGCTTCTAGCCAGCCTTGTGGGGTGAACATGAACACAACTGAAAGCGTCGCTGCATTCTCGGCGGCCTTGTCCATCATCGCCATCTTCAGCATCGTCTGGTGGGGGGCTGAGACGCACAGCATGAAAAGAAGGCTGCACCAGTTGGAGCAGCGATACCAGGGCCTTCTGGATCTGCTCCAGCTGAAGGACAACCCCAACCCGTACCGCGCGTCAGGACGACGAAGGCCCGAGCTCGACAACAACAACCCGTTCTTCCTTCGAGCCGAAGAGGCGGCCACCTACGCCAAGATGGCGTCCAAGGTGGCCAGGGACGACCCATCCAGCCAGTGCCCCAATCCCAGCTGCCGCAACGACTGGGGCGCTCCAGAGTGTGAGAACTGCTTGGAGCGCAAGCTGGCTGATGAGAAAGCGAAAGAGTTCTCAGAACAAGCCTCCCAGCTCAAACACGACGCCAAGATCAAGAGGCTGCTCGAGACCATGAAAACCTTGTGCGATATGGGCGTGCATCACGAAGACGCACTCAGTAGAGCCAGAGAGATGTATCCGCCTCTGGTACTGACAGAAAAGGACTGCAAGGTCATCGTACACGCTACTCGCAATGCACAGTACTCGGTCAATCCATACCGGGTAGGAACTACTAGATGATCTATACAGCCCGAACGGCGGGGGTACAGCATGAGCAGATACGAACACAAGATAACCTACGGTGTTACCCATACCAGCGGACACGGTGTTGTTATTGACCAACCCACGGCCCCAGAGGGCGACGGTTGGAGATGCGTGTCTTCGGTAGTATTCCAGGAAGGTATCGTTGGGCCCTACCTAGTCTGGACGTGGGAACGGGTCCTACCCAATACTGGACGTACTTTGAGACGTCTGCGTCGTAACTGGTAGCTGAGTTTTCGTCGGAAGGAACGTTGGTACAAGAGTAAGAAGAGAGGTGGGCGATGCCCAAATACATCATCCGAATCACGGCAGTCATACTACGAGATGAAGACGCGGGTCTTCTGAGCTACCCCGACCTCCCTACGTACATCGACGTGCCAATCAACGAGTCCACACCGGAAGAAGCCAGGGCGCTGCTGGGACAACTCCTGGGAGCCCTCATCATCGAAGTGCAGAAGGGCAAGATCGTATTACTCAACGGGTAGTAACGAGGAGAAAGCCATGCCGAAGATTGTGTATGACCAAGATGGCCGTGTTGTTCGGGTGTGGAAACCCGAGGAAGAAGAGCAGATGCAGGTGCACCTGCAAAAGTCCGCGCAAGAGTTCGGGCTGTGCGGTAAACCGGTGGAAAGAGTCGATGACGTGTCAGGAGTCTGCCTACTTCCACCCGAGCACGATGGGGAATGTAAGACGCACGAACACCAGAAGGAAAGCTCCCCATGACTGACAAGAAGAAGACCAAGAAGAAGATGTGCGAGATCAAGAGCAACTTCTGCTCTGGCTCACTCATCGCGACGTACCAGGGAAGCGCAAGAGGGCTTCCGCTATGGAGAAGTAGATGAACGTCGCACTCTGGTTCTTCGGCTCTCTTGCAGTGATGAGCCTGCTGATGTTCTTGGGCTACCAGACCGGGAAGATCATCTCGCTCGAACGACGCGTTGCCTGGCTAGAACGACTGCTAGGCGGAAAGCGAGGGAAGTAGATGTACACAACCATCAAGGTCGACACCTGTGGCGACTGCCCGTTCAAGTACGTCGACAGCTACGATGACTCAGAGAACCTGTGCAGCATGATTCCGCCCAAGAAGACGGGGCCGCGCTCGTTCGAGAGCTACGTCCTGAAGGGGGATCTCACTACGACGGTAGACGAGATGTGCCCTCTCAAACGGCACTCGGTCACCGTGACGCTCGCCGGCGACCATGCGGACCGGCAATCACAGTCCAAGTAGTAGGATTGGGGCGGTGTAGCTGAAGCCGGCCGGCTACACCGTCCAGCTCGCCCCAACCCTGATACTTGCCAGAACAAGGTTCGCCGGGGTCGAGTACTCTGAGCCGTCCATGTCAGCAGCTCCTGTCACGCGCCACGGGACAAGGTGCCCGAGCACGCTGTCGTACCCGATCATGTGGAAGTAGGTGACAGCAGCTGGAGTTGACGAGCCGCCGGAGGTGTACCCTGCGGGTCCAGCGTAAGCGTCCAGAATTGCTGGACCGCCTCCATTCGTGTAAACCAGCCCGAAGGCAGTGTAATCGGCCATGGGTCACCTCACGATATCTGGACGATGGAGCCGTCCCACGGAACGACAACGTGGCCGAATTGTACGAACTTTCGCTCCGCCAACCCGTTGAGGTACCCCGTTCCATTGGCGTTTGCCTCCGGCCCCCAATAGATATCGGAAAGGAACCCCTTGGTTACCCCGCGGGATGCGGCCGTTGTGGTATAGATTCCCATTGGGGACAGCGCCCACTCGCCCGACGTGTCGTCCGTATTGGCGATGGATGTGATGCGAACGCTGTTAGTTACGTAGGGCATGGTTAGGTACGCGAAGAATGGCGCATTGCTGCCAACACGTCCTTTCGTATACGTGCCGTAGTGCAAGTAATTGAAGGTCACATTCGTACCGGAGCCGTTGTAGTGGGTGGACCAGCCCACCATAGGGTTCGTCCACCCATCAACTGGAGACAGCGGCTTCTCCCATCCACAGTGCCCTGGAATCTGATTGTAGTTAGCGTGGAAGAACTTGACTCCAGTGCCGTCCGCAGCAATCAACGTGTGGGCCTTGCTCGTCCACCCAGATAAGGCATTCATACGCCCAAGCGAAAACGGGGCGGCTTGATCCAGGATGATGCACTCGTCGGCAGCGGTCGGTCGTGCAGACGGTGTGCCCCCCGTAACGAATCCTTCGTTGGCCGACATGATAAAGTGCGGGCAGTAGTCGTAATTGCAATCTATACAGACCTGCGCATTCGGGGCGATACCTGGGTAGTTGAACACAATCCACGAGTGAGCGGCACTTGCCAGGACCACGTTCGACGAGCTACCCCATAGATCACTGTAAGCAGTGGTCAAGGAGTTGCTGCTCCTGTACACCGTCGGCGCATTGGACGTGTACGACGCGCTCATAATCGCGTTTTTCAGTGCAAACACTAAGGGCTTCAAAGCCAATATCTCAGTGGAGTCGGAACACGCACGATTGACGTCGAATAACCATGTTCTTGAGAGCGCAGGAAGTGCCATGTTATGTCCTGTAGTATTCGACTCGCGCGTTGCGGCAGACCGCCACGTCGGGGGCTGACCCTGCGCTCATCTTGAGTTGTACTTCGTAGGTCTTCGCCGTCGCTTCGAAGCCTGTCGCACTTGTGATGACGACACCGAATGCTTCGGGTACGCCAGTTGACCCGCTGACTACTTCCGACCCGTCCACCTCTACGCTATCAGTTGCGTTGTAAAGGCGGATCGTTGCGGTGAGTCCGGCAGATGCGAAGATCTCCCCGGTGAACCGCCAAGCTAGCGCGTTCGTCTCAGCAGGGTTGAGCGTAGGGATCGTTCCGATGGTTTCGTACCCTGGGCTGGATGTAGTGACGACAGCGGACACAGCCGTGTACTCACCTCGGTAGGAGGCCATCGGACCAGATGGACCCATCGCTGCGCTACCAGGAATCGTCGCGCCTGGGGCGATGTTTCCCGTGTACCCCAAGTTGAGCAAGTACAACGTGTACGTGCTGTCTACTTCATCCACCAAGAAGTAACCTGCTCCGGTGATATGGACAACAGAGCCGGCAGTCGCCCAGCCCACAGGTGTCGTGAACTCCATATAGACTGTGCTGCCCACAGCGGGCATCGATGACGGAGATATCGTGTAGGACCACGCGTTGCCTCCATCAGCGCCGTTCGCCCCTGGTAATCCGGGAGCACCGGCTGCTCCATCAGTTCCAGGCAAGCCCGGCAACCCATTCGCGCCAGGCAAGCCCGGCAACCCATTCGCACCGGCTGCTCCATCGGCGCCATTCGTT